TGTTTTGTCGATGCCTCCGATATGGCAGCTTTACCCTCCCGCGCATTCTGCGGCGAATCCATCGAATTTACGGCAACTGTAACGTCAGGCGCTACAGGATCCGCTCACTTTCGCAGCATTGATTCCGGCGAGGTTGTCACGGTTCCGCTGTCAGTCTCAGATACGACGGCAACCGCTACCTATCCGCCGGAAAAGACGGCCAACCTGCCAGCCGGGATTTACGTCGTTGCCTTGACGCTTGAGGTAGCCGGGATTCGGTCGGTTGAGTCCATTGGCAATATCACGCTGCAAGCCCCGCCGGATCGCGCCCCGCTGCCTAGCCATGCACGGAAGATGGTCAAGGCTTTGGAGGCCCATCTTGAAGGTCGAATCTCAGACGACGAAGGCCGAGGGCTTGAGACATACACGGTCGGAGGCGTGCCGATTACCAAGATCTCCTTGATGGACGCTCGCGAGCTTTTGACCAAATACCGCCGCGACCTCGACACTGAGATTGCCAAAGCTCGCGCTGATGCTGGGCTTTCCAACGGTCGAACCATTTACTCCCGCTTTGAATGAAACCTCTCCTTTACGGTCCCAACAACAAGCCCATTCGCACGCGCAATTTTGACGCGGCCAAAGGCACGCGATACACCAACGATTGGGTCGCAGGAACAGGCCCAGCGGATAACGCGATAAAGCAGGATGCCAAGTCCCTGCGCGACCGTGCGCGGGATTCTGAGCGCAATGACGGTTACATTGAGGGCGCGTTGATGGCTTTGGAATCCAACGTTATTGGGCAGCATGGCATCCGCATGAAATCGCTCGCCCGTCGAGCAGATGCCAGAAGCAAAAAAGGATTGTCTAACAGCGCAGATAACAACGCGAGAGCGAAGGTCGAGGAGGCTTGGGAGGATTTCTCCCGGCGTGGCAATTTCGACGTCACGCGCCAGTTCTCCCGCGCTGCTTTCGAGCGTCTCGCTCTACGGTCTGCCGTTCGCGATGGCGGCTTCCTCACGCGGACGGTCGAGGGCTTCCCTAAAAACGATTTTCGCTTTGCCGCGCAGGGCATTGAGATTGACGCTCTGGATCCGCACCACCGGAACGATGCCGCCCGTATTTACATGGGCGTGGAGTTCGACGAGTGGGATGAGCCGATTCGGTATCATCTGCGCAAGATGGACCCGAAGAGCGGTCGCTACACTCGCGAGACGTTCGCCGTGCCTAGTGACAACATGATCCACACGTTCCTTGCTCGACGGATTAACCAAAGCCAAGGCTACTCTTGGCTTGCCAACGCGCTCCTGCGCCTTCGGCATCTTGCCAAATTTGAAGAGGCCGAGGTCATCGCCGCCCGTATCAGCGCAAACAAGCTTGGCTTTTTCAAGCAGACCGGAGAAGCGCAATACACTGGCGATGAGGACGACGACGGCAAGGCCATTGCGCCCTCCGCACCAGGCACGTTTGAGACGCTTCCCCATGGCGTCGAGGCCCAAATGATTGACCCAGCGCATCCGAATAGTGCGATGCCGGACTTTCGTAAAGCCATTCTGCGCGGCGTCAGCCCGGGCATCTACGTCAATTACAACACCTGGGCGCAGGATCTTGAGGGCGTTTCTTACTCCAGCATCCGGCAGGGTGTCCTTTCAGAGCGTGACATCTACAAAATCCTCCATTCGTGGTTCATCGACACGTTTGAGATTCCGCTTTTCGAGCGTTGGCTCCGCATGGCCCTCTTGATGGGTAGGATTGAAGGCTATACCCTCCTTGATTTCGACCGCCTCTCCCATGTCGAGTTTTCCGGCAGGACTTGGACTTGGGTGGATCCCGTCGGCGACATCGAGGCCATCGAGCGGGAAATCGCTCTTTCGCTTAATTCGCGAGAGCGTGCGGCGAAAGATCGCGGCCTCAATATCGACAAGATCATCGCCGAGAACGAGGCCGACAACGCCAAGCTTCAAGCCGCCGGATTGCCAACGGCTGTTGGGAAATCGGCAGGCGTCGAAACTCCAAGCGAAGCTCGAGAGTTTGAAACGCTCAAGGCGAAGTTTGACGCTTACGGTGTCGGAGTTCGCGCTGGCTCGATCACGCCGCAGATGGCCGATGAAGATGCATTTCGTGCCGAGGCGGCATTGCCAGCCATGGGAACGGAGGCTAAGGGCGCATGGGCTGATGACAAAGGAGTCAGGCGCCCGATTACGCTCCAATCGCAAGCGGCCTTCTCAGCGGCTCAGGACGCACTAGCCGATGAATCGGATCCGCATGAGGGAGACGAGATGGATGCCGTTTAAAGCTCGCCCCAGCACTTCCGAGGAACCGAAGAAATCACGCTCAGGCAATCCTCCTTTTCAGCGTCGGTCATTTTCGATTTCTTGATCATTGCGGCGATCTCGTCGAAGAGGACGTTCTGAGCGGCCATTAGCTCGTCCACGTTGGCCAGTTCCCTGCGCTTCCGCGCATTGTCCATTTCTAGGCCCTCCGCTCGCGCTGTAGCCTCTCGCGTCCTTGCCTCCTCTAAGGACATTGCGCCCTCACTGCGAGCTGGTGGAGGGCGAAGCTGGGCGATCTCAAAGATGTCGTAGAGTTTTGCGCCGTTGTCCCCATCCTCGTATTTCAGCCCCAGGTGCGATGCGCGTTTTTCGACCGTCTCGCGGTTGGTGCGAAACATCGAGGAAAGCTGTTTGATCGAAAACCGTTGCATTACCGTCTTTTGCCTGAGTGAGCTTGGGCGCGTTTGGCGATCTTGTCCGCGATTCGCTGGCGCATCTTAGCCGCGCTTTTATTGACGCCCTCCTGCAATGCTGGCGCTAGGACTTTGCTGGCGTGATCCATGTCAACGCCTTCAATCGTAAGTTCAATGGCCGGAATCAAAATCGTGCCTTTGTCCTCCGCTCCTGCGTTTTCGATCTTCTTGCGAAGCGATGCGACCTTTGCGCCAAGATCCTGCGCCATTTTCAGAAACAGCGATTTGCTGTATTTGATCGCGGAGATGCGGCGATTATAAAGGCGTTGGGCCTCCCTTTGGTTGCCATTGCCGCGAGTAAATCCGGCCTTTGCTGCCAGCGCGTTAAAAAGCCCGGTTTTCAGATTGGGAATCGACGATTTCTTTGCTGCCGTTGCTGATTGATTGGCTTTAAACGCAACATCTATTGCTGTTGATTTCACAACGGTTTTCAAATCTCGCGACGATTCCTTCTCGTATGCCTGCAATGCAGCCATAAACTCGCGAACGTCTACCGATGCCGTTATTCTGTCCATGCTCAACTAAACCACGCTTCCGCATGTTCGCCAAGGATCTCCTGCATCTTTGCCGATGCGCTCCTGCCTGGTGGCACAATGTCGCAGCCGCGCTCGAAAAGGTCCGCATTCCGCAATTGCATACCGATACAGAGCGGCAATTCGTCCATGTAGTATGCCCAAGTCTGGCCGGGGAGCTTTGCCGCTACGGTGGAAACGTAGTCGGCATCGCTCCCGATCACTCCCCCACGTTGGATGTGTCGCGGCCACCGGAGGGAGATTCGACAGATGCCGAGACGGTCTGGATGTCCTCGCAGATCATGTTTAGAAGCTGCACGGCTTCGATTTCCTCAGCTCCGCCGATTTCGCCGCCTTCTTTGTCCCACCATGCCATCATCTCAATGATCGCTTGATCGCGATTAAGACAGGCACGGGCAACGCGGGAATCGTCTACGGAACAGAGCCAGACAACCATGATGGAGTCGAGCGTGATCTGGTCCCATACTCCGTTTTCATCCGGCCTTGCGCGACCAAGGAAAAGAGAGTTTCCCATGCATCGCGCTGCGGTCGAGCGGGATTTGGAAAAGGGCTTTAGGGGCTTCCCTTTGAACTGGTAGGAACGGCTACGCGCGGCCACGATGTCAGGCGTGACGCTGTTGTCTTTTTCGATGTCTTCGATGGTGATTTGGCTCATGCTTCTTTTTTGGTTATTTGACCCAACGACGGGCTAGTTTCTCAAATTGCGGACCTTTCGGGATGACGAGCGGAAAGCCCTCGCGCTCAATCTTAATGGCGGGATTTGCTGCCTTCCAGATGTCTTTCAGCTCAAGGTAATTGGCCACCCATGCCTTTACCCATGCAAACATGGCAGGCATCCAGATTGCGTCGAATCGTTCAGCGATCTTTCCTCCGTTGCGCCTGCCTGTTGCGTTGCGGATGACATCGGGCATGTCGGAGAGCATTTGCGCGGCACGCTCCTCCTCGTCGGTCACGGCACGCATTCCAATGGCGAATTTCCCATCGGCGAATGACTTGATGTGTGCGATGGCGCAATAAACGTGGAGCAATTCTAGGTCGTCTGCGATGCTCTGCCAATGGTCCTCTGTCCGTGCGCTGATCATTCGCGCCGGCAGGGCTGCGGCTTCGGTCATGTCCTGCGATGGATCGCGCCAGACTTTAGCGAGCGACAGCGGACCGACGGTCTTATTGTCGAGGTGATAGCTGATCGTTCCCGGCTCGTCAGGATCGTAGGTGACGCCCTTTGAATAGACGTTAGAGACGCCTGGTGTTCCCGGCTCAAGCTCGACGCCAGCCGTGACACAAGCCGCGAAGAAGCGCGGACATTGCGTTGGGATGATATTAACTCCCGCCCCTTTTAATTCACTCATCCTCAGGTGATATCAGGATGCTTGGTGAAGTTCACCGTAGCCGTGGCCAAGGCGCCTCGCGATTGACTGATTTCGATGTCGTCCATGTAAAACCCGCCTGTGGTGATGCCGTAGCCAGACACGGAATTTGCAATCGTTTCGGCAGTTCCGAAAGCAACACCAAGGACGCCACTAAGGGCGGAAGTGTTAACCTCCCCGGTAATGGTGCAGGTGGTCGCGGTCAGGAAGTTGTAGACAAAACCGGTCGGCGATCCGCCTTTGTCTTCGATGAAGATCTTTTCGTTGGTCCAGCCTTGGCGAAAGTCGGAAATGTTAATGGCCGTCTCGGCGCTGACAAGGCCTTTCACGAAGTTGCTTGCAGATACAAAAGTGGGAGTGGGCATGGCTCAGATGGGTTGGATTGTGGCGACAAGAGAATAGGTGATGATGCGGTCGTTTTCGTTCTCGACCGTGCGAGGTGCGCCGATCATTTCGACGGCTTGGCCTCGCGGCATGGAAAAGGATTTGGCAGAGTAAGCGGAAACCGTTTGCTTGGCAGAGTCGGCATTGCCGATCATTTCGCGCATGAGTTCGCGCTGTTGCGCATCAAGGTTGCGCGTCTCGATGTCGATGGAGACGGGGAAGATGTTCGTTCCGATTGGCTCCTCGGCTCCGGTCTCGGCTTTGATACCGATGGACGTTCCAACGCGCTCCTCGGGCTTGCTAGACGTAGCGATGACAATACCAGGGAAGGCATCACGGAAAACCCGTGCGATGCTGTCCTCGACTCGCTCTGCGAGGTCTGGGGTGGTATCAGTCATTGGTCAAATCAATGGAAAGGATTCGTTCGCCTTCGGGCTTGATTGCCGTGATGCGATATTTCTGCCCTTGGTAAAAGACGGGCGCTTGTTTGCGCGGCGTCGTGCCTCTGTTTAGGATGGTTGCGGTGAGCGTGCTCTCGCGGTTGTCGATTCCGAATTCGCTTGCCTCAAACGAGGTGTCGCCTTGTTCGATAATCGCCCTTATCTTCACGCCGTCGATCTCGATCATCTTGCCTTCGAATGCGATCAGATCGGCAAGGGCAGCTTGATGGTCAAGGGTCGCATAGCTCATTTTAGGATGGCTTTAACTTTGGCGGTAAGGCTGGCGTCAAGACCTTCGGCAATAAATGCGGTCAGGTTCTTCCGCTCGTCCTCGATGACCGTCTCTTGGTCCGGCGTGCCGTCGAGCATTTCAACAATGTCAACGATGCGCTGGATGCGGTTAACCCTGTCCGCAGT